CTTTCGACCCAGCCAAACAGTGGCCCGATTCTATGGGCCTCGTGGAATTCAGAAGCGTTTGCCGTCGTGACCACTTTCCATGAAATATTCGTCGTGCCGTCGCTCGCGCCGCTGTTCCGGTAGATCGTGTCGTCGTCGACGGTTGTTCCGTAATAATCTACGTACTCAATTCGATAGACATCGTTGCCCGTCGTGTCGTCCGTGCCGGTCATCAAAATCCGCGTCCCTGCGGAGTTGATCGTCCCGGTTGTCAGCGCGCAAGAAGAGTGCTTTTCGCAGTTGGGGAATTCCATCAGGATATCAGCAGCATCGCTTACGTCCACGAGAGCGCTTGTAATGGCCGAAAGATCAACCCCGCTAACAATGCCCCAGACCGTGCGGTCGGCACCGCGAAAGAGGGCTGTCGGCTGCGTGCCGGACCAGCTGAGGGTGCCGCCTTCCCAAAGGAAAAACGTCGAGTCCGCAAGCGCGATGTATGAGTTAACGCCGCCGCCGCTGAAGTTCACGTCGGTATCTTTAAGCTCTATCATGTTCTGCCCATTGGCAGAGCCAATCAAGAAGTTCGCGCCGTTGGTCCGGCTAAGTTCGAGTATGCTGTCCTCAAAGCAAACCCGCGATGGCGTGCCGGTTGTCGTTAGGTCATCGCCGATCTTGAGCGAAACACCGTAGAAAGCGACGTGGCCGGTGATATTGAGATCATAGTTCCCCGTGCCGAGATCGACTTGAATATTATCGGCCTTGTCGTAATTCGTGGTGCCGACGGTCGCTGAAATGACGACGTTCGGGGCCGCTGCCGTGCCAGGAAACGCATAGGTCGTATTCGCGCCGGGCTGCTCGGAGTGATTCGCGCCAATAAGCAGACGATCGCCAGCCGACATCGCGCCGACCGCCGTTCCCATCGTAGTCGCCGCCTTCGCCCAAGTATCATATGGGCTCGTATTGCTGCCGCCGTCGTCGCAGTAAACGTCAGCCATCGGCGCTACTCGGGAACGACATCGAGGTCATCCGCATCGAGATCAGGACAGGTGAAATCCCGAAGGCGCACGGCCCGATCAATGATCCTCTGCGCCTCCGGGTTCGTGATGCCAAGGGCCTGGGCGATCTGCGGCTTGGCGACGTTTGCGACAAAATCGGCAACGCCGCAGAGAAAGCACTTCGCCTCGTCGCCTTCATAGATCCGCGTGCGCCTGAAGCGCTTCAAGATCCGATTGCGGAACTTCGCGAAGGTCAGGTCGACTTGCGAGATCGTGTCCGGGTCGGTGCCGCCACAGATCGCGTCGTAGTTCTGCTGTTCCTCAACATTCTCGAGCTGAGGCCCCCAATCATAGGCGTCGCACGCCGTCTGGGCCGCCGCGGCGTCGGCATACCGAGCGCGGGTACAATTCCAGTCCCTGCCGAGGCTATCAACCGCGCCGATCACGGCCAGCACGGAGCCGTCGGCCCGGGGCTGAACATCCTTGTAGCGGCTGACGATCGGCATGGCTTAGAGCGCGAAAATCTTGTTCGCGCCTGAGTCCCAGTTGACGTTGATGTCCCCACCGTTTGGAGTCACGGGCAGGCCGGTGACGCCAGTGTCGATGAAGGCGATAAGCTTTGCGGTCGCGTCAACGCCGGTGTGGAAGTACAAGATCAGCGCCTCGGACTCGTCGCCGCTGACACTGGAGAGGACCTCGTCGGCAGCGTCGAATACGCCGCCAGTCACGGTTTGCGAACCAAGCGCCGCTGACGATGTGGCGACTCGGGCACCGGCCGGCACGTCGTCGAGAAAGTCGTGAGCCGCCGAGAAAGTGTAATCGGCAAGATCGATCAAAGCCAAGCGAATGTCATCGCTGGAAAGGTCCGGCGTGGCGGCTCGGCTCAGACACTCTTCCTTGAACTTGTCGTAAAGCGCGTTGGCCATGGCGCTAGCCCTCCTTCTTCTTCGGCAGCGGCTTGGGCTCGAGCAGCCAGCCGAGCGGATGCTGCGCAGCCGGCAGGTCAGAGGCGAGCACGGCGGCCTGGACCATGGCGACGATGCGCCGGGCAGCCACCTGGAAGGTCTGGCCCTCGGCCTTGTAGGTGGTCTCCGCGTGGTCGGTCAGCTCCAGGCCGAAGACGCCGAGGGTTTTTGGCATGGCGGCCGGCGCGATCGAATAGCCGCGGAAGCCTTGCCAGCCGTGCTCCTGGATCAGCCTGCGCATGGCGACGGCGTTCTCCTCGATGCCGCCGGACATCCCGAACTTATAGCCCTCGGGAAGGGGCACGGGGTCGGTCATGGTGAGGGCTCCTGGAAAAGAAGCGAGGCCGCGCGTGGAGGCGCGGCCCCGAGGTGAACAGGGACGTTCGCGAGGGATTGAGCGGAGAAACTACGGCTTAGGCTTAGACTCGGCCGCAGCGGCTTCGGCCTTGGGCGCCGGCTTGGCCGGGCCCTTCGCCGGGGCGTCGACCTCCTCGGCCACCTGGCGGTTAAGCCAGTGCTGGACGGAGGAGGCGTTCTCGAAGGGATAGGTCTTGCCGGCCTCGTAGGCCTCGACGACCTTGCCCTCGTGGTCCTTGACTTCGCGGTCCTCGGTGAAGCGGAGATAGGTGGTCTTGCTCATTGAACCGCACCTAGCCTACGATCTCGTCGACCGTGGCGAGATCGCCGCTATCGGCCGATCCGTGGCGCTTGCCATCGGCAATGATCAGGCCTGCACCATCAGAGCTGGCAACCGCAACGGTGATCCGCAAGCGGACAAACCGGAAGCTGTTGGCAACGTCGAGCTCGTCGGCGCGGCAGTTCATGATTGCCTGCTTGTCGCTGTCTGTGCCGGCGTCGGTAAGCTGGGTGATGGCCTTCCCGGTGATTGCCTTAACGCCGGTGCCGGAGCTGTCCGTCGCCTGCTGCAGAATCGCGTCCATGGTGGCGCTGCTGCCGAGGGTGCCGGCCATGACGATGGCGGCGATCCGATTGTATTCGCCCATGTCGACCCAATCGGAGTCGTGATCTGCGGCCGTGAGCACGTCGGGGTCGACGGTGGCCACCACCGCAGCGTTTTCGCTCAAGAGCGAATTGAGATTTGGCATTCAATCCTCCAAAGGAAAGGGCGGCCCCGAAAGGCCGCCTTGGTTGGTGGGGCTGTTGGTCGAGTTACGCGCGCTCGGCCAGGACCACGAAGGGGCTTAGCGTGTTGCTGCCGTTTGCCGGGGTGAAGGCCGCGTCGTGCCAAGGCTGGCCCGCGATCCGCAAAATGAAGCGGAAGGCGGTGATGTCCTGATCAAACCAGAGATGGATCGACGTGTCGAACCGCGGCCCGCCGACCTTCTGCACGCTCAGATACTGCATCAGGTCGACGAAGGCGATATCGCCCAAATCACCGAGCGTCTTGCACGCTTGGTGGGGCACGACGGGGCGCCCCTTCAAGCGGCCGAAGGGGGCATCGGCAAGGCCGCCCGCCGGCATCCACACGGGGCTCGAATCGCCGGGATGATTGAGGCTATCAAGCTGGACCTCGATGTCCTGATTGATCAGCCACACGGCGTTCTGCCTGAAGACCGCGGGCATCCGCGTGTACATCTTGGAAATGTTGGCGAAGAGGATCGTGTCGGCAGCCTGGCCGCTCTCCTTGGCAACCGAGATCGTCGCGCCGCTGGTCAGTATCCCCTGAGGCTGGCCCGCGCCGGTGCCGCTGTAGATCGCATCCGAGACCTTGTAGGCGATCTTTCGCGGCGCCTTCGTGGTGATGTGTGTACCCAGCGCTGCTGCATCCTCGAGCAACTCGTCACTTGCGGGCACAAGCACCGTGAGCTTGTCAAGCCGCAAATCGCTTGGGGTGAGATTGACCTTGGACTGCGCCAACGCGCCCAGCTCATTGGTCCAAGCCGCCTGGATACCGCCCGAGCTTTGCCAGTCCGTCGTTTCGTCCTTAACCAAGTGATAGACGTTGGACGTGGTCTGCTGCTGGTCGGTGCGGGGCAATAGGCTCTCTTCGCCCAACCCCTTCTCGGCGATGCCCTGCCGCCACTCGGGCGGAACCGCAAAGCCACCGTCCGCACCGACGCCTTCGGTGCTCACAGTCGAGGCGGCAGCGCCCTTAATGAGCCGAGGGTCGAGATCCTTGTGCGGGTACACAATCGAGTCCTTCACCGCCATGGCGAACTCGCCGAAATGGCGGAAACCGTTTCGGCCACGGTCGGCATGGTCGATCGGCTCGGGCGCCACCCGGCGGCTCGGATCCCAGCGCCGCTTTGGCCTGGACGCCTGCCCTTGGGCCTGGGGCTCGGGCGCGCGCGCCTGGGGCTGGCTCTGCGGCTCGGGCTCCGGCTCGTCTTCGACCGGCCCTCCGTCCGGCTGCGTCTGGCGCCCGGTGGGCTGGCCGACACGATAGGCCTCTAGGGCGCGATCCTTGGCCTCGATAACCACCTTTCGAGAGTCGAACTGCCGCGTCTTCTCCGCAAACTCCGCATTGATGCTTGCGAGCTGGGATTGTTCATCGTCGGTCAGGTCGCGGTCCTCGGCATCGGCCCTGGCGACGATGGTTTCCATCTCGTTGGTGAGGTCGATCAGCTCCTGCTGCAGGGCCTCGAGCGGGTCGAGATTCGCGTCCATGCGAAACTCGTGCGCGACAGGACCGAGGGTCTTCAGCCAGCCCAGCGCGTCACTAAATTGCGTCTCTTGGTGCATCTGGTGCTCCATTAAAAAAGGCCGCCTTCGGGCGGCCCGGTTAGTAGGACGGCGCAAGCTCTAGGCTATGGCCGCTTTCGCAGGGCTGGCCCCGCGATCAATACCGCGATCTCTAAGAGCGCGGAGTTGCAGGTCGAGCAGCGGGTGCGCCTTCAGCTTTGGCTGCTCTTGTCTTGGCACAAACGTCTTGCCCCGATAGTCAGCCAGCGGCACGACATTTGAAGCCTCGATCAGCTCCCGAGGCAGACCGGGAACGTCGGCGAGGTCCATGCCGCGCACCTTCGCCGCGATGTCAATGGCCGCGGAAATCTGATCAGCAAAGCCCAGCGCAACAGCCTCTTCGGCATTCATCAAGGTCTCGGCTTCCATCATCGCCTGGACCGTGCCGATATCCTGACGGGTGCGACTTGCGTAGGCATTGGCCATCTGGCCGCTCACCTTCTCAAGCGTATCGGCCACCTGGCGGAGGGTTTTGGCGTTGCCCTTTGTGGTCGTCCAGCCGTCGTGGATCATCATAAAGCCGTTCTCGGCAATCCTGATCTCGTCGCCAACCATGGCAACCACGCTGGCAATCGAGGCGGCGATACCGTCAACGTGGACGACCTTGCGGGCCGGGTGGCGGTCGAGCTGTTCGAAGATTGCCAAGCCCTCGAAAATCGCGCCGCCCATGGAATTGATGAAGATATCGAGCTGTTGCGCATTCCGGACGCCGGCAAGCTGGCTGCGGATACCTTCAGCGGTGACGCCCTCCTCTTCGAAGATATTGCCTTTGCCGATCTCGTCATAGATGTAGATTTCGCCGCGCTGTCCGCGCGCACGAATATCCAAAGCCATCGGGCTTGCGTCTTTCCTCACTGGCTTTCAACCACCGTCAACCGGCGGCCCTCCTCTTCAGCTTCGGGATCTTCAGCTTCGGGTTTATCCGGCGGCTCCGGCTGTTCGCCGAGCTGGTCGAGAGGCACCATTGCGCCCTGCACCAGGAGCTTGTTCGCGTTCTTGTCTGGCGACGGGTTGTCGCCGCGACGTTGCCGGCGTTCGTTGATCGTGTAGAGGCCGCCGTTCACCAAGGCCGAGTCCGCCTGAGCCCGGGATACGGCGTTGCCTTCGGTCAACCAGTCCAGCTCAATCCGTGTGCGCACCGCGCGATTGCTCATTGGAAGCAACTTGAAATCGGCCTCCTGCCGCAATCGCTCGGCCCATGGCGTCAGAGCGTCAAGGACTGCGTCAATGTTGAGCTCTTCCACGTTGTTGAAGGTCATCCGCAGCAGGTGCTGGGCCTTCTGTGGCGGCACCCCGAAAAACCGGCAAACCTCCTCGATCAGAAAATGCCGGTGTTCAATCGATTGAGACTGTTCCGGCGTGGAGGCGATCGGCTTCACCTTGCCGCCACCTTCCGAAATCAATGTGCCAAAGGCCTTGCCCTTCAAGCGGTCCTCAAGGCCTTTGTAGAGCTGGTCACGCTGCGCGTCGGTCAGGTTGCTTTCGAACTCCACGGCCAACCCGGGCTGGAGCATGTTGTTAAAGAACGAACTTACGAACTGGTCTGAGGCGATCGACGAGCCAAATATGCGTGCGGCAACCTCAACAACCTGCCTGCCGACCACCGACGACACGCCGGGACCCTTGATGTGGAAGACATTGCGCGCCGGCAGGATCGTCTCAGGGCCCGAGGGATTGAAAACCCGATAGACAAGGTTCATGTCCTCGTCGCGGTCTGGCCGCACGCGCGCGGGATCGAGATCCCAAAGGAAATGAGCGCGGCCCATCTCGTCGCGTTCGATCTCGGAATAGTGGTTGCCATAGAGCAAGCACTGCCAAAGCGCCGTAAACCGCCAATCGAAGGCGTTGACCTCGGGGTTCGGCCTGACATTCAAGATCCGCCAATGCCGGTCGCGCCGCATGGTGCGCGTGCCGTCGGCGGCCTCGAGGAATACGGCCCAATTGGAGGCCGCGATCATCTTCCCGATCCAGCCGGCGCAGGCCCATACCGCCGCCACTTGGGCCGCCGTGTCTTCCGTAACCCGCACCCCGCCGACCGACGACGGGAAGAACACGAATCTAGTCTCACCAGGATGAAGCTCCGGCGACGTGAGGCGCGCTTGCGGCTCTTCAACCACGGCCGGCGCCAAGCTGGGCTCAAGCCGTGGGCGCCGGATTGGCCAACCACCGAGCAGATAGAACGGGACGTCGAGAAGTTTCATACCCAGCTGACCATCGGTACGGGTTTGGGCTCCGCCTTCTCTTCAGCAAGCAGCGGGTGCAGGCCGAGGAGCAACGCGTCGATACCGTCGATCTTGTTGGCCGGATTCCTCTTGTCCTTCTTCGGCAAGATGCCCTTGTCGCCGTACTCCTGGGCGATCACATTGCTGGCCATCCAGCGGAAGCAGGGGTTCGCGTCGTGCCGAAAGCGCCCAACCTTTAGGCGCGCGATCAGATCGTTGGCCGGGTCCGTGTAATGGACCGTGCGCTTCGGCAGGACGGCGGAGTTATGGCCGGCGGTTTCCAGCCGCGACGACATCGCCGTAGCGGCGCCGTAAAGGTCGAAGCGGATTGCCATGACGCCAAAACGATCGCAGTCGGCTCGCACCTCTTCCTCGACCTGATCGTGGTCGATCCAGTTACCAGGCGTGAGTGTAAGCGCCCCATCATCGGCCCATTTTGCGTAATGGCCGCCCACCGAACTCGCCAGATCGCGGACCAGCTCCTCAGGTAGGTAGAATGTCGGGAAAGCGTAGATCACGCCTTCGCGCTCGAAGACGCGCACCTTGGCCGTAATGTCGTCGGTGTCTGAGAGGTCCAAGCCAATCCAACAGGGCTCGCCTTCGAAGTCCTCAATGTTGAGCGACGGATCGGCGGCTTCGTCCCACAGCGGCATGGGTATCCATTGGTTTGGCGCGTTCAGCCAGATGTTCATCCGCTTGGTGAGATAGTTGCTCTTGCCGATGCCCAGCTTTGCCTCGGCAGCCATTTCCTGGAGCTCGGCTCGGTTGACCGAAACGTCTAGGTTCGGGTTCGCCTTGATCCAACAATCCTCGTCAAAGGCATCGTCGGCCGGCGCGCCGTCATAGGCTTCGTCTTTGCCGTCCAGTGTGTAGATAATCCCGAAGTAGTGCTCCATCGGCACCAGGCCCTCAAGGATCTTGGTGACGAGCTCGCGCTGCTCGTAGCAAACGCCGACCATGTCGGTGCCGGCCGTGGTGATCATCCACAGGAGCGGATTGCGGCGGGCGCCCTTGGCCGAGCGCACCACGTCGAAAAGCCCGCGGTCCTTGTGCGCGTGAAGCTCGTCGAGGATGCCCCAGTGGGGGTTGTGGCCGTCCTGGGTCGAAGACTTGGCGTTAATGGGCCGGATGAACCCGCCGTTCTCGGCGCAGGTTATGGCGCGGCTGTAGGGCTCCAGTCCAAAGGCCTCTCGCAGGTCGGGCGTGCGGCGGACCATCTGATTAGCCGGGTTGAACACCTTGCCGGCTTGGTCGCCTGTGGTCGCGCCGATGTAGATCTGGGCGCCCGGCTCGCCCTCGCACGAAAGCCCATACAGCGAGTTCGCGGCCACACGGGTCGATTTGGCGTTCTTCCGAGCTACCTCCTCGTAGACCATCGAAAACCGTCGGCCGCCGTCCGATCGCCGACGCCAACCAAAGATGCTGCATTGGATGAAGATTTGCCAGGGTTCGAGCTCGATGGTCGGACTGTCCCACTCGCCCTCGACATGGGGCATTTTCTCGATGAAGTCGCACACGTCCGCGGCGCGCCAGGGATCGAATTCGTAGGGCCATGCTGGGTCGCCCTCAGAGCGCTCCAGATCGTCGAGATGGCGCTGGCAGGCCAGGCGTACCCATTTGCAATGCTGGTGGCCCAGGCGGTCAGAAACGGCGCCCTGGGCATACTCTAGGGCAATGGCGACGAAGTTACGCTGGTTTTCGGCCATGGCCAGCAAATCGGTTACTTGATTCTTGAGGCTGTCCGGCGGCGGCGCCACGCCCGCCCGGCGTCAGGCGAAATTCAGAATACAAGCGCCGGATCTCCGTAACAGTCGTTGTGCTCACTCGGATCCCGCGCTCCCGATCAGCAACGTACTGGCTCCACTGGTCACAGAGAATTGCCAGTGCATTGAAATCGGCCGTCTTGAGGCCGCCCGAAGCCGAAAGCTCGCCGACGACGCGGTGCCACTCAGCTACCGCCCGTTCATCAAGCCAAGTCGGCGGCTGCGGGTATTCCCGGACACTCGGCAGGTCGACGACATTGGGGGGGGCCGCAACCGGCCCCCCCAGTCGCGGTTTTGGCTTCGGGCCAGGCTTCGCCATTAGGATGCGCGCCCACTCGCTAGATGTGGTGTATGGCTACCTTTGGGTGCAGCCCTTTCCGGGCTTTCCGGCACCTGGCCATCAACCCGGGCGTCACTAGAGGCCTCGAAGCGCGCCGCCGCTAACACGCTGAAACTATTAAATAAAACCATAAGTCTATTCCACATTCGCAAAAAAGGAGG